CTTAATATAATATCTATCGCCACAGAACGATGCTCTTAGATGTCAGAGAAGTCTGCCTCTCCATAATCCTCCTCTACATCATCATCATCCCAAGACATCATACGACCAGTCCATTGCTGGAAACACTCTCGCGCCTCCTCTATCGGCACAAACTTCCAGAAGGTCTTACGCACAGACTTGTCTTGACTGCGAACATTCACATACTTTCCAGTCTTGCCCTTACCACCAGAACCGCCGAGGAACTCCTTGATGGTCTTGTAGAAATCCTCCTTAGATACAGAAGAACCACTATTATGTCCGTATCCCAGACCCATAGACTGCTGATACTTCGCATAGAACCAATCCTTATCATAGTGGTGCCGAACAACCTTCGGCACATACTCAGTCTTCATCATCTGCTTACCCTTCTCATCAAACAGAGGGCGACGAAGAAGATTGAGGTGGAAGTTATCCTTGTGGATATAACCGAACTTCTTGATATACTCATCAAACTCATCGGTTCCAACAATAGAAAATCCACCCTTGCGGAAATATGTATAGGAACAGCAAGACCATTCGCTGTGCCTCTTGATTGGACCCTTCAGGTTCTTAGGTCTCTCCTTCATAATAGCATCTCGCCAATCACTATAGCAATCGTCTGGGACCTGTAGTCCGCAGTCAAAATCCCTAATGTATGAACGCTGGCAACTCTCATACTCATCCTCCTCGCGGAGCAGAGTATCTACAAGAGTATATGCTTTACTATCCAGCATATCAGCACAATGCCAACCGATACCACATCTGAAGAGACCATCTTCGCTACCATCCTTGGCACGATTATACTTCTCGGTAATCTTAGGACACTTACCACCTGGTTGGATATGGTCTCGCTGGAAACCCCAGGGAGATGCCCTATTACCGAACTGACGCTTACCAAGTCTCTGGTCTTCTTCACACATCCAGGTAGAGGAACCATTGTCGTAATACTTCTTGTATCCATTTAGACCTCGGAAACACTCTTCCACATAATCACATCCATCTTCATCCCAGTCAGAATGGTCGCCTTCATAATACTCTTGGTAGAACTGCTCTACGAATGACTTAGGAACTGGAATATCCATAATATCAATAGTGCCGAAGTCATACTCCTCACGCTCCTTGATACCAGTTAGAACCTCTTGCCAAGCAGACCGAAGGCAAATGTAAGAGCAATTCTCACCATACTTGCGGTCCCATCGTTCTTGGATGAAAGCACAGGCATACACAGGGGTAGGTGGTTCGCAGAGAATATACTTGTCCTCTACCAACTTCTCACCATTACCCCACTGAGGACCAACATTTCCATAGTCTAACTGAGACTTGTCAAAATCTACAAGTCGGGTCTTCTCATACCCTTCCTCAGTATAACTCTCACGAGTAGGTTTCATAAACTTCTCGTCAATAGAAATATACCCAGTCTGAAGAATACCATACCAGAACTTCTCCAGAGGCGTCCAGTTGCGCTCAATCTGTTCTGTTGTGAATTCGGTCATAGGAATGTCTGCCTTATTCCAGTTAGAAATATCACGAGAAAAGAGGATTTTAGCAAATGCCTCTGCCTTATTCCGAGCAATACCTGAACTGATACAACCGCTAATATCCTGAAAATACTTCTTGTGTTCCAGAGACTTCTGCCGACCGCACCACTTGTTATCACATTCTACACCAATGTGTCGTCTGTCGCCCTCACGGGCAGACATAGGGTTGCGCTCATTAGAAGCAATAGCAAGAGCAAATGAAGACTGAATAGGATACATAGAAACATTCTTGTCCTCAATCTGAACTTCACTCTCTGTGATAAGACCTTTCAGGCGGTTTGCAGCCTTGACATCACCACCAAAGACTACTTCATCGCCATTGATAAGCAACTTGCCTTCCAGGATACGATTAAATCGTCCCAGTATCTGGTCCAGAGAGTTAATCTGGCAGTAGAGTTTCGTGCCAAGAATATGCCTCATAAAATCAAAGACAATACCCTTGCCACCACCCTCCTTGGACTTCACACATAGCATCACACCAATCTTGATGTATGGGAATTGTAAGATGTGTGCAAACCAGTTCATAATGTAATCATAAATCACCTGGTTCTTCTTACACCAGATATTAAAGATATGGTCTGTCAGAGGTTTAACCTCTTTCATAGCATCCTCCAAGGTCCAGTCGGACACATCCTGCCTATCTATCTCAAATCCAGAGAAGATATTAAATACATTCTTCGGTGGGTGAGGCGATGGGTCAAACACAATACCAGACACATTCCGACGCAAGAGACTATTGCGCCACCAAGTGAATGGATTGTTCCAACCCTTCTTGATACCAGGAGCGTGAATTGTAGCAAAATCATCAGCACTCACAAATACCTGATAGCACTGAAACAGATTGGCAACTTTATCAACCTCCTTAAACCGAGAGAAGGTATGATGTCCCATATCGTTTTCAGGGTCCTGGAAGATGATGTCATTACACTGCCGAGAATAGGCAATAAACTCATTCATATACTCCACAACACCATCAATTCCACCGCTATCATAGATTTCCTGATACACATTAGATGAAGGAGTATCCTTGTTTGCCATCGCACGAAGAGTGCGCCAAGAAACCTTATCACCATCGGTGCGGTCAGTGAAACCATCCCACTTATCCATAAGATACTTCACAGAGCGTTTAGAGTGGTCGTGTGATGGGTCAGACATAGTAGGGTCGCTCTTGACCCAGTCCAACCATACACTGAAACCCTCATCTCGGTCTGCGAAGTTGTTGTAGGCAATCAGACCAATCTTCAGGAAGTCGTCATAATTAAACCGAGAACGCAGATGGTCTCGGGTCTCATCATCTTTCTTCCTCAGTCGGTTGAGATACCCTACAAACTTCTCTTTCGGCAGTCCAACTATTGCCTGATGAATTGACTTGGTCTCTGACTTCTCCTTCTGGGAGATTTTATCGTTGTGTTTCTTGTCAGTGCCATTCATACGAGGAACATTCACATACTCGGAGAACTCATCCCAAGGAATGCGGACGATTTTAGCATCAGGATTGTGTATCTGGTGCTTCTCGTTCTCTATGATGTTGGACTGCCCTACCTGTTTCCTACCAATCAAATCAACCTCTCCACATACTGCTTCATCCTTGGCAATCTTAAGACCATTCTGAAAATCAGGGCATCCTACTACATAGGTATAGAAATGAAAACCCTTCGCTGTCTCAGTATATGGTGTGCCACTCTCCATCATCATCTTAAACAGAGGATTGATTGGTAGGAAACAACCCGATTGCTGTGGGTCTGGAACCTTGCCTTCTTCCAGGATACACTTGTCGCGAGTATCAAAATCCACACAATATAAATCCTTCACATACTTCAGATAGATGGATACATTCCTCTCTGCTTTCTGAAGAGCAGGCGTCTTGTTCCACGCCCACCTCGGGTTCTCAGCATACCCACGAGCAGGAACCTGCCCGCCATTGGCAGTCTTGTATCCATTCACAATCTCATCCTCTGAAGCACCAGGGCGCTCAAAGTGATAGTCTTTCTTACCTGTTTCTGAGCGGTCTGCGGGGATAACCCAGCAGTGTCGCCACATAGGAACGCCACATTCATCTTCCAGACGCTTCGCAAAATCAAGGATTGGAGAACTCATATTATATATTACTACTATATATTCTTTTCTCTAAATACTTTAGTTTTATTACACTTCTATGGAACAAGAGACGGGGAACTTTTTTTTTTCTTTTTATATTTTCCAGATGCTCTACTCTAACTCAATGGATGCAATTACTATGCACCCGTTTTAGCGGGCATTTGTGCAAAACTGGTTGTGTGGATGTGGGGCAAGCGCCGTGGGGTATTGAGATGTGTGGTGCCAGGGTATCCATAGCGAAATTACTTAATATGAAATAATAATTTTATTTATACTAACTATCGCCATTTTCAGCGCCGTCAGGGGTGGCGACCTGTTCTCCTCTTAACATTCTATCTTGGTCCCTTGCTCTCTCTTGATTATACTGGGCGACTGGTCTTTCATCTGGTTCATCAGCATCTGGAGGAACGAGTGTTTCTTCATCCTTCTTATCCTCTGGTGGTGGTTCTCGCGTGCAATCAAATATATAACATTTATCACTACATCCTATCCTACATTTACAAGCACATCTGGATTGCCAGATAACTAATAATAAACTACCTACTGCCCCTAACACAAGAACAAATGCTCCCGCGAGTTGGTCTATACTCATTTTCTCAACTTCTATTAATTCACCATCAGCACTCATTTTATACAATCTATTTATATTTTTTTTTTAATTTTATTCCACATACAATCTGACTGCCTTGGTAATGTCTTTACGACAATAAGGACACGCCATACTGCGACCAGATGCCAGCATCCCATTGTAGCACTCGGCACAATTCGTGTGTCCGCAACCATAGATAATAGGTTTCTTCTTACCTTGCTTCACCTGGTTCTCTTGGCAGATACCACAGAAGAACAACTCATTCTCTTTCTTCTGCTTCTTCACCTCCTCCTCAGTCCCCGTGAATACAGGGTCTTCTTCCAGAGGGATGGGTTGGATGTTCGCACCTGTGCCAGGAGCAGGCGTCTCTTGTGCTGTGCCTTCCAAGAAGCACTGGAGAGCATACTTGGTGCGTGCAGCATTCATAGAATGGCGGTTCGCCTTCGCCTTCCAAGATGCTACACACTGATGGCATCGGGGTTTCTGACACGAGTTGCCAATGCTCCAGACATTTCTCTGCTGATGGGGAGTTCCGCTCATTGTTTATTATATTATACTCTTCTCGTTCTATCTTTAAACTCTAATGGATTGATGGGTAGATATTGCATATGCACCTTGATTAGCGCCCATTCGTGCAATTTGCATACACATAAAACAAAGTTATTTAAAAGAATGAGAATAATATATTTATATATATAAACGATGGAAACTATCCTAAGAGTTAAAATTAATGAGTGGAAAACAAATCGCGGTCTTGACCCTTACTCTGATAAAACTATTAATAAATATCTTTCAGATATCCGAAAACTTGCCCCTGCCGATTATACTGATATGCAGTGGGCGAATAATACTGAAGTCGTCTCTTCTAAACTCGCCAAGTTTAAGAAGACTACCCAGAGAAACTATTATAATAGTATCCTTGTTGGTCTGTATGCTTCGGGAGTTCAGAAGGGCGAGATGCCTGCTACTATCTATGAGGCAAAGCGGGATTTACTAAATGCTGAGTATGAAAAGGCAAGGGGCAATAACACAGAAGCACAGCAAGAGGTCTTAAAGAATGTTTCAGCACAAGATATTGATAATGTCCTTGCTAAGATGTCTAAGAACCTCAGGGATAGACAGACACATATGGCGTATGCTATGATACATATTTATAAATATTATCAATTCAGAAATGATGTCGCAGGTATGGAAGTATTCCCTAATAAAATCTTTGATGAAATTGAGGAAGAAGAAAGAAAGAACACGAATTATTTAGTCCTTGGAAAACCTGAAGAGAGTATGTCTTTCGTGCTTAACAACTATAAAACAAGTAAGAAGTATGGAGAAAAGTTCATTGAGATAGCAACCCCTGAACTTAGAGTTGTTCTTAAGAATTGGGTGAGGTTTAAGGTCGCTGGTGATTGGGCGGAACTATCTAATAAAGTTATTTACCTCTTTGATTGGGCGACTGGAACTCCTCTCACAAGAAATGATATCTCACATCTTCTCTCGCAGACCTTTAATAAATATCTTGGATTTAGTATTAGCACTACTCTTCTAAGAAAGATTTATGGTAATATCCCCACCGACCCTAATGAAGCATCTGATGATGAAATCAAGGCAGTCATAGAACAAGCACAGAACTCAGGTCATAGTCTTAAGACCAAGGCAACAACATACACTAAGGGGACGAACCAATAAAACAAAGTTATTTAAAAGAATAATATAATATATGCATATAATAAAATAAAATGGAAGGTCAAAATCAACTCGCTAATGAAATCCTCGCTGAAACCGAAAAGATGCCTATTAATAAAGACCCATTCGCTATGTCGGATGGATGGGTCGTAGGCGCTCAGTTTAAGATTACTGGTGGAAAGTATAAGAAATATAAAACAGGAACACTTGTCAAAAAGTCTAAGACTTACTCTGATGTCTGTTGCGTAGAAGGAACAGGTCCTAATATTAATGTTAAGGTTAAAAATTGCTATCTACTCCCTGTGGATGGTCCTGGTATTGAGATGCCCGATGAAAATGATTTAGTTGTAGTAGAAAATCTACCGCCTGGAACGGCAGAGCATTTAGAAATGGAAATTAAAGAAATCCCTCAGGAAGAGTTTAAGACTGGCAATGATGAAATTAAGCAACTATTAGAAGAGAATATTACTCTTAAACAAGAACTCTTAAGACTAAGGGATGCTCTCTCTATGGTGGAGAAGGTTATTAATTTCGCGGTTGCATCCCAATAAAATAATCTTCCTTAGTGGTATAAATGAAGGGATATGTTTATAAGATTACAAATGAAACTCTTAATATTAATTATATAGGAAGCACTCATCAAGTTAATCCTAAGCAGAGATTATATAGGCACAGATGGATTGCCAAACAACCTGCCACCTGTCAAAGATATGGAGAATTGTTTAATAACAAGTGTTCGTGGGAGATTATCTGGGAAGGTTTCGTTAATACAGAACAAGAACTTAAAAGATTAGAACAAGTGTTTATGGATATTCATAAATGTATTAATAAAAATTGCGCTCATATTCATCCCAATGAATACGCTGATAAAAGAAAACAATATAAGAGAAAATATAACCAGACTGAGAAAGGTAAAGTCTCTAAGAAGTGGCAGTCATACAGAGCGAAAAATAGAAATAAAATTAATAAAGAAATAATAAAATCTATACCAATAGTAAATGGCGACTAATAAAGAAAAGTTTAATCGTAAATATGGATTTGAGAAAGGTTCAGGACATTCAGTCGCTGAGATATCAAGAAAGACTGGTATATCTACATCAATACTTAATGAAGTTAAAAATAGGGGCAGAGGTGCACGCAAGACTAATCCAAGTTCTGTGAGAAATATGAAAGGTGTTAAAGGTGGAGCAGGAACTAAAATGTCAGCAGACCAATGGGGTCAGGCACGCATCTACTCTTTCGTTATGGGTGGTAAGACACAATCCACAGCAGATAGAGACCTCTGGCAAAAAGCGAAAGGTAAGAAAAAAGTAGAAAATAAAAATAAAAAAAAAAATATAAATACTAAAGTAAATGGCGCCAAAGACAGCAAAACCAAAACCAAAGAAAAAGGATACAAAGGCAAGTAAAGATGATGGAAAACCTCTTTATAAACCTATGAAATCTACTAAGGCAGGGAAGAAGAAGATGGTATATGTTAAGTCCGCATCAGGCGGTAAAAAATTAATACATTACGGAGATAGCAGTATGCAAGATTTCACACAACATAAAGACCCAAAACGCCGAGCATCCTTTCTCGCTCGCGCGAAAGGTATTAAGAAGAAAGATGGTTCATTAGCATACAAAGATAAAAACTCTCCCAACTATTGGGCGGTGAAAGACCTATGGAAAGGTTAAACGAAGTATGCTACGCTAATCAAACTTTAAGATAAACTTACCAGAGGATTTAGTCATTTTCGCTAATCCATCATTTTTTAATCTCTTTTTTTTTTCTAACCTCTGCTGACATCTATATGTTATCACAGGTTGTATAGGACCATCAAGTTCTCCCCAATTATTTAATAATTTTATTGCTCTGCGAATTGTAGAGATATCAGAATACTTCCTGATATATTCAGCATCCTCTAATACTTCCTCTTTCTTCTGGTAGGTTGTAGCACCCAGACAATATCCAGCAATTTTACAAAAGAAGATTATATGTTTCGCTTTATCTATGACTATATCTTTCTCCTTGATACTTAACATCTGCTTAGGTGATGGGTTCTTTAAATAGTAGCGGAGTTCATCTAAATCATCTATATCAAAATACTCTTTTCGTGGTGTTATCATATCAATTGTGCGTAAGTGTAAATCTAATAAAGATGTGAGTGTGTCTTTATTAAGTTCTCTGTAATTATCAATATCCTTTAAGTCATAAACATCAATGATTTCTATTAAGTCCTTCTTCGTGTGTGATTTATGTATTACCATTTTATATTATAAAATAAAATATATTTATTAATAAATGCCAACGCTCGCAATGAATATGACCCTCCCTAATGAGAAAAGTGCACGCAAAAATGCCCCCCAACCGAAGTCAGGGGGCAAATCTGCTCCTAAATCTAAACGAGGATATAAAAAGAAGAATATGGATTACTGGAATAAAAAGAAAAAGAAGAAATAATTTTATTAACGAGTAGTAATTTCGCCGAAGTAATTGTTAAACGAGCGCCACACATACACATAGTCTTGCTTCTTGCCAGAGTTCTGACCCATCTGCTGTAGGAAATCTACCTTCTCATCACACTCTGGAAATCCATACCTCTTCGTCAAGTCTTCATAAATCTTAGGGGATACATTAATTGCTACAGGACAATAGAGATTGTGGCGACATACTGAAATCATAGGGATAAGGAAGTTCTTGTAGTAATCATCATCATCCACAAATACCTTCATACCATCATAGACCTCCAGGTTCGCATAGGGAGGGGAAGTCAATACAAGTGAAATATTATCCACAAGTATCTCGGACTTAAAAGTGTCAGCATCAGTAGGCATAGGACGATTGCGAATGTCAGCATCGGTATTAATAACACCACCAGCATCCTTGATACCTTGTATCATAGCAGAACACATCACTGATATGTTCGCATTCGTATCATATCCAATATAATTGTAGTCCGATGATAAAGCACCGAGAACACGACCACCCCAACCAGCGCAAGGGTCAAGGATTGTTCGGAGAAGTGGATACTCAACCTGGATAGGCAGATGAGTTGCCAGTCGCCATATCAGATGTTTCGCTGTCGTCGGTTTAAAGAATGTGATTGCCTTATTCAGTTCATAGGCATCCCTGACTGAGGGCGCCCGACCTTTTCGGCGGTCCATCTTACACACACGCTCCCAGTATGCCTGTGGGTCAGCAGTGTATTTGTCTTTGAGGCACTTACCTTTATACTTCGTAGGAACAAGTCCCGTAATGTAGTAGCAATACACAAGAGGATTGGCAACGAAAGAACATTTGTTCTCGTGCGGTTTCCAAGTGATTAACTTGTTCCACTCTCTGAATATCTCTTCTTTTGTCAGGGACATCTCACCTATCAACTGAATGAAGAACTCTTGCCAAGATGGTGGAACAATCTTGGTCGGATTAAGACCGAATGTCTCTGTGTCTTCACCGAGGATGAATGCCTTATACTTGTCGCCCTTCACCCAGACCTTTCCGTTGATAATCTTACTCATCTCTTTTATTATATATCTGCTTTTTGTCTTTAATATGTTTTATTTCTATTCTATGGGTGGATACGCTGGTTATTGCATATGCACCCCTTTTAGCGGGCATTTGTGCAAATGCTACTTTTTGCCCTTACCCTGTTTTTTATCTAAACCACGGCGCTTGCCTTTCTGTTGCATCTCAGTCATCTTCATATTGCGATGTTTCTTCTTTTCATCTTTCTTAGGTTTCGGTTTTTTACCTGGGTCATTGTAATCCTCAAAGACATCCTTAGGTCTTACTTTATTATCTTTCTCTATACCATCCAAGATATCAAACTGCTGTAAAGGGTCTGGAAGACCCTGAGTATCATTAGGATTATGAAAGAATGTTATACTCTTTACTTCTTTCTTTTTCTTACTATCACCGACGCGCTTGCCCTTATTCACCATATTATTATTTATTATATAAAAATATTTTATTTATTATAATATAAAATGAGTTTAGTAATTTGTAGCAATGTGCAAGGTGAATACGATAATGACGGAGACAATCCTGATGAGGCATTCGCCACCAAGACTGGAATACAGAACCCTGCTTCGTTTCATAATCATTTAGTTAATCCAATGAAAATACCTCCTAATTCAGAAGTAGCAGTCGCATCTGTTAAATTAAAGAGACAATCAGTATATAATATTACTGACGGAGATATATTTTATTTTCAGTTAGGCACTGCTCTGGAAGATGTAGAAGGTAATGCTGTTAAGAACCAGAAAGATATTCTCTCTGGTCCTCAGAAAGTTAGAATACCACCTGGAACTTATAGTCAATCTACTATTAAAGTAGCACTTACGGACGCTCTTAAAGAAGTTCTTTCTCATCCAAGTTATTTTAAGAGAGTTAAAGTTTATGATAGTTATACAGCAAGTGATGTATGGAATGGATTTACCTTTCGCTTTGAGGAGTTTGCTGGTAATACCAGAGCAACCAATTCAGCTGCAACTTCATTACAATGGCAATCATATCATCCCAATACAACCAATCATAGCGGTGGTGGTGATTGGTCTGTTGCTGCAAATGGAACTAAATGTGAAATCACAAGAATAGAAGATAACTCGGCAGGGGATGGTAATAAATATGATGAATGTTGTGTTATTAATACTAACTCTCCTATGGATTTAGGCGCTAAAGTCGGTGGCGATTTCTCTGGTGAAGTTATCTTTGAGTTATATGGAGATTACAATGAGAAAGATACTGCCGAAGCATCTTTCTTTCTTACAAGACCTCCGCGAAATAATGGAGATGCTGGGATAAATCACGGAACTCTGGATGAAGGGGCATTGTATAATAGATTTCAGGTAGGTAAGATGTGGAGTGCTGACCCTGATAAAGATAAAGTAGGACAGCATCCCAATGCTGATTACATCATCTCTTGGAGTAATTTTTATGACACAGCAGCAGAGGAAAGACGACTATTCCTTCATCAGCAAGTATGGGATGAAGATTTAGGTGGTGTTGTCTTAAAAGAAGTAAAATATTGGAATGCTGGTATTACTGGTGTTTCAGCACAGATTAAAGCAAGTGATATCGGTAGTCCTGGCAATCCAGGAAATGGTTGGGATTATCCTAATAATAGTGGTGGGAGTGGTTTATTCCCTTACTTTAAGATACAATTTGTAGGTTCTCACATTAAATTAGAAATGGCGAAACATACTAAAGGTTCAGGTGCTTTCAGTGGTGGATTACCGAATGCTTGGCAGACTATCGTTGATAATACTAATGCTGCACACGATGATGGTAGATATACATTCGCTCCTATTAATCAGAATAAAGAAGCATTGTATATGGGTGTATCACAAGTAGTTCCTACTAAAAAGGTAGTCATACACAGAGTATATTGGAATGACCCTTCTAATTACAATTACGGGACTATTATTAATTCAGATAATACTAAACAAGAACTTAAACCTTCTTCATATTCTTCTAAAGTTGATTATGACCCGACACCATTTGATTTAGAGGTCCTTAAAGACATAGAAAGTCGCGAAAATCAACAGATGAAAGATATTACATTTAATCATATCGGTAAGAATGGCACAGGGGATAGTTTAGCAATGAGTAGAGCATTAATTGTTAATACACCTAATTCACAGACTATCGCTGATGGTATATACTATCCGTCGCCTGGCGCCAATATGGGAAGGTATCTGGGATTTCCTAATATGGGTGTTATCAGTTCATCACAATTTGGTTCTAACTTTGAGGATGATGGAACAACAGCAGATACTAACCCAGCATCTGTTTATAGTATATCTTCGGTTAAAGCACCTGAATTAAAGAAACATAGTTGTTTTATTAAGTGTTCTAACTTAACAGCACAGAGTTATAACTTCTGTAAATCTAAACCTTCGCAGATATTGTATCATCTACCACGATTTGATAATGCGGGACACGATAGTGGTGAATTATTCTTTGAGGTTAAAGACAGACTATATGTAGATTTAAAGAATATTGATTTCATACAACTTAATGAATTAGATATTCAGATTGTTAATAAAGATGAAAGGATTGTAGGTGATTTATGTGGGGATACAATCGTCACTCTACACTTTCGCCATAAATCAGATAGATATTAATAGAAAGATAGAAGATTATAGAAAATTATAGATTTTATTTCTCTATTTTTTTTCTATTTATTAATATAAATGTCAAGTGAAATGTTAGATGTTAAGATGCCCGTGATTGAGACGCCACCCCTACCCGACCCGAATGAGGAAGATGCACCCACAGATAAATCTATTAATTCTCAAGAGGGGTTAGACACTCAGGCAGGGGTGGATACCCAAGAAGAAGATAGCGTAGAGGAAGAAGTTAAAGATATTATCCCTAATGATGAAGTATTCACAACGCCACAAGTCTCTAAAGTTAAGAAGAAGTGTTCCCAGAAACAATTAGACCATTTAGCGAAAATTAGAAAGAAAGCATTACTAAAGAAGCAAGAAAATAAAGCATTTATGGAAGAACAAAAAGCAAAACAAAAGAGGTTCTCTCAAATTGAGAAACAACAGAATAGACAGAGAAAAGTTAAGCAACCTCGCCCACAACATCGCGAAGCACAGGAATATGAAAATCCAGAATATCAAGGTCAGGAATATGAATATTATGAAGAACCTACTGCGCCTCCTCAACAGCAACCTCAGGTTGGAATGTATCAATTAACACAAGACCAAATTAAACAATTACAGAGAGATGCTATCAGTGAATATGATACTCTAAGAAGTCATAAAATTAAACAGAGACAACAAGTATTACGAAGACAGCAAGAAGAACAAGCAATTAATCAGAGCAGACAACAAGTATTCGCTCAAATGTCAGGTTCCAGTCAGCAACAGGACCCTTGGGCGTCGGCATTTAATTTTAATTAATTTTCTAATTTTATTTTTATATATTCTCTATTATAAATATGTCAGGTAGAGGAACTATTAAAGCAGGCACTTATGGAGGTCGCCGATTTCGTGAGAAACAGAAACAATCTCAGCAACAGAACAAGCAACTTGCAAAAGATATTAAAAAAGCACAGAGTTCTGTTCCTAAAAGTATGAAAATTAGAGAGGATTTACCTATGCCCGCCAGATTACCAAGAAGAGGTAATGTATTAAACGCTCCACTCGGTAGAGGTGGCACAGGTCTCGCTCCTACTATGTATCAAGATTTTGACGCTCCAGAAATACCATTCGTAGGTAAGAAACCATTTGCCCCTTACGGACGAAGCAGAGATGACAGAAGTAGAGATATTCAGGCAGTTGTTAATACAATGCCTTTAAGACAAGATGCAAGATATAATGCTCTTATTAGACAAGAAGTAGAACAGAGACACAGAGAAGAGTTAAACCCTGATATAGATTTTGAGGATTATACCGAACAAGAAGATATAGAAGATTTCTCCGCTCAGGCAGAAGCAGGAACAATTGTTGATGAAGAAACTGGTGAAATGGAATACGGAACTGCTGTCCCTGATTTTAGCGGTTTTAATGAAGTAGATGATTTAGCATTTGACCCATTCACCGACGACCCAATTGAGGATGATGTCATAGAAACAGATAGTGATGAAGAAGCAGAGGCATTCGGTAGAGCATTAGATAAAGCAGGAGAAAAGAAAAATCTTGCTGAAGAAATCGCAAGAAGAAAGGCAGAAAGACAGAGAAAGAGTATGTCTGCGCCCCCAGGTGAAAGAATGCGACCCCCTAATGGTTTCTTTGATGCAAAAGTTGATTTTCAGGCAGAAGATGATAGTGGAGCAGGAAGAAGAACTAAACTCTCTGACCCCACTAAAGAACTAAAATATATTAGAGGTTTAGCACCTCAGGAAAAAATGCCTACTAAATATTATTCTGAAAGATTACAGAGAGATAAAAAAGGTAATCTTAAAACTAAGAAAGTTAAAACAATTACTCATAGTGATGCGAAAGAGGATTATGATATAACTATTAATCCAATTGATGAAGATACACGCAGATTATATGAAGGTCGCACATTAGATTTAAGACATCCTGATGGAAGAAATATCGCTAAAGCAGAAAGGTCAAGAATGAAAAAACAAGACCTCTTAGCACAAGCAGGTTATCAAGAGAAAACTGATAAAAGAGTTTATGATTTGGGCGAAGGTGTTAAGAGAGACCCACGAACTCGTAAGGTTTTAACAGATAAAAAAGGTAATCCTAAAATGGAAAAGAAATCTCTTACAATTGCGCCAAGAACTAAACAAGTAGAAGAATTATGGGGATTAGAACAGAAAGGTATGAGTAGAGAAGACGATAATTTAGCATATCGCGACCCATATTCTGGACGCAGAGCAATCGCTAAGGAACCTGGTAAGAGAGCAACTAAAAGTAAAGAAGCAATCACTAAACACGCTCTTTATGTTAAATCACAGAGAGAAAAAGACCCTGATTATGTCCCAAGAGGATTTAATCAATTTAATTATGGCGCAGGTATCGGTCCGTTTGATAAAAAAAGACCTAAAGTCCCAGAAACGCAACCACAAGGACTTAATGATGTATCACAAGGTGTCAATGATGTATCACAATTATCTATCGGTGATGTGGGTGATGATGAATTAGATGCTCTTAAAGAATATGCACCCGCACCCCCGTCTGGATTTACTCCTTCACCAGCAATGATAAGAGAAAGTTCGCAATATGCAGAAAGTATTAGACCTGAGAGAGAAGCATTCTTTAATGCTCCATCAACTGCTAATAATCCATTAGGCGATGTATATATGGCGATGCCGAAAGATTATGAAGGTAATATAATACAAGCACCACATAAAGACCACGATAAAGCAAGAGGTATTCGCAGAGACAGAAAAGGAAATGAATATAAAATTAATCAATTTAGAAATATAACTAATCCACCTATGAGAAACTCTCAAGCAACTGCGGGAGCATCTCAACCTATGAATACAACTGCTGGGTCTATGCCTCCTGGTATTAATAATCCAACTACTCTTAGTCCTGAAGATTATGCCCGTGCTAATTTATCTATAAGACAAGCGAATACGACTTTCGTTCCTGAACCAATGTATGATTTCGCACCATTTGATTTTGATGATACAGATAGTATGTTTGATGGTCCTGATAGTCCGACCTATAATCCAGCAAGTCCCTAAGTATTAATTTTAAGATAATAATATTATATATATATTATAAATGGATAAATCATTAAAAACGACTACGAAAAATGGTCCAGGTAAGAAATTACAGCAGATGGGCGCTCCTGACCCAGATGATGATAGCGAAGATGATGAAATGGGTATTGATTTAAATGCTCCTCAGATATTAAAAGTCCAAGACCCACCTAAAGAGAAAGTGAAACCACTTCATCCTCATCTTCCTCAACCTCCTGCACTTTTATTAATGATATCACCAATTCGCACAGGTAAATCTACAATTATTAATAATTTATTATTAAATAGCAACTTCTTCGGGCAAGACTTCTTTGATGAAGTTATGTGTGTTTCACCAACTATTTATAATGATAAAACTTCTCGTTTCTTAAAGAAGGCATTTGATTGTTATGATGAATATGATGATGCTATTATTGATAATTTAATTGCGAAACAAGAAGCATATGAAGACCCACAAGATAGACCTGATATTGCTTTAATCTTAGACGATATTATTGGATTAATTCGCCGTGAAGCGAAAGTTAATCATTTAGCGAGTAGATTTAGGCATTATAATATTAAGTTATTATTAATGAGTTCTCAGAATTACAGAAAAGTAAGTCCTGTCATCAGGTCTAATTGCACAAATATGATAATTGGAAGTCCTTTTCCAAATATGAAAGAACTCGGTAAAATTGCTGAGGAGATAGGGGACCAGTTCTCTGGTGCGGATAACTTTTTAAAGATTTATTATAAAGCAACTCCCAATAAATATGACTTTCTTTATTTAGATTTACAATCCAACCCTCCACTCGCCTATCGCAATTTTGATGAGGTAATAGCAGTTGGCGGACAGCATAGAGAAGGAGAGGGATTTGAGGCAGGAGACATAGCAGGGAAACAAGCAGAGGTGAGTGCATCTATGCCTAAACAACAATATTAATTTTATTTATATTTTAATTTTATTATATTATACTTAATATAAATGGATTTAGGAAGTTCAGCAACCTTAGGACAGATGAGTGGGATGTTATCATATTCCAGTAATTTTAATGATAATGCGCAGAACAGATATGATAAAGCGAAAACAGAGATGGATAATAAAGTCGCTATGGTGAATGCTAAGGGTAAAGCAGAAGGATATTATGATAAAGGTTCTACTACTGGTGAAGGTATATCTACTGCTTTCACTGGTGCCCGAGAGTTCGGAAATGCTCGTAATTTTGATAGTGAAGTCGCTGGATTTGGAACAGGTAAAGGTTTCTCTGGATATTTAGCATCACAAGGTCAATTATTTAAAGGTCGTTTAGGTCAAGCAGGAGCAAGAATTAGACAGGCAGTCGGTGATATTGGTGAAGATGAATATAAAAATATTGTTAATAATCCAGCAAGATTAGGTCTAACACAGACAATTCAGAGAGGTAAAGTTCAGGGTCCCTTACCAGAGGTTTCACAAGCAGATAATACATTCGGTCAAGGTAGAGGAGCAACTGATAGTTTTGAGAGTTCTACTACTACTATCGCAGGACACGATACAAGTTTAGGTCCCATCACTGGCGCAGAGAGTAGAACTACCCCTGCTGGTGAAGATGCTGTAAGACAAGGAATGGAGTTCGGACAGGAAGCAGATAAATCACAAGGTCTTAAGGCAATTGCTGGAAGCGAAGATGCACAGAAGATGGCGAAAGCATCTGGAGGATTACTCGGTGCTGTTGGTGGTGTTGGTGAAGGAGGAATGAAAAGTAGTTTCATTAAGAAAGTAGGTCAATATGCGAGTGAATTACCCTCAGGACAAATAGGAGCAATTGCTGATGTAGGTGGTAAAGTTCTTGGCGGTATTGGTGCTGGAGAAGGTATTTATGATTTAGCGACTAATAAACATAAATCAGGTTTAGATGATTTCAGTGATATCAGCGATATTGTAAGTGGAGGTCTGGATGCAGCTGCACTCGCTATGCCGATACTTGCACCCGTCGCTGGATTGAGTAATATTGCCTCAGGTGTAAGTGATATCTTTAAAGATAAAGAAGAAACATCAGAACAAGATATTGATGATAAGAGAAATGCTCCACAACAACAATCTATGTCTGTCGGTTCTTTAAGTAGTCAAGGTAAAGTCGCAGAACAATCGGTTTCAGCATATTAATTTTTTTTGTTTTTTTTATTTTTTTTTCTCAATTTTATTTTATATATTATATTATAAAATGAGTTTTTGGAGCGCGAATGATAAGATACCAGTTCAGCAGACGAAAGTTAATATCCCAGCAGAACACGGATTAGATTATACATCAGGTCAGAAGATTGATATAATCATTCCACCTACTATTAAGTATTTCCAACCTAAATCATCTTATTTAAGATTTGATGTAGAACTTCTTAATAAATTAGACCATCCAGTTAAGATGACATTGGATGGTGAGACGGGTGCACAATGTTTAATCAGGGATATTCGTATCTTTTCTGGGGGTTCGGGTGCTGTATTATTAGAAGAAATACAAAATTATAATGTTCTAACTGCTTTAAGATATGATTATGAAACTAATGACGCTATTAAGAATAAACGCGCACTCACAGAGGGTTCATTGACATACAATCCTACTCAGCGTTCTACACAAGGTAATACGAAATCTGTTTATAACAATACAAGACATAATCCGTATCACACTCCTTACGAAGACGCAAATGGAACAGCAGTAGATAATTCTGGTAATAATGATTGGTGTGAAGCACTTAATACTAATCAAGGAGGACAATACAATACTGCTAAAGTTCTTTTACCTATTCATACAGGTATATTCCAATCTCCCAAGGTTTTCCCATCTCTTCTTACAGAAGGTCTAAGAATTGAGATAATCTTAGAAGATGCCAATAAAGTATATCGTCTTCCCGATACTCTCCATCCTAACCGCAGACTTAATAGTGGTCTAAGGTTCCATTCTAAGACTGGCGCTAATGCCGATGTTAATGCTACAGCAGGTATGTGGGGACAGGGAGCAACCCAACCCCTTGCTGCAACTCCTGTCGTATATTTACAGAGAGAAAATGGTGCTATTAATTTACAGAATGTTCCTTTCGTAATCGGTCAAAAGGTATCATTCTATAAAGATAATAAAAGTTTCAGCGCCCAGTATGGTGGTTCAGGTTCTGCAGCAACGAAGAGAGGTAAGTATTCTCAAGAACTTATTATTAAAGCGATGGAAATGGAGGCAGGCGCTGGAGGTCTTTTAAAAATTACATTCGCTCACGCTGGGTCTATCCAAAATCTTACAGGAGAAGATATTAATAGTGATTGGGTCCTCTGTGATGATAGTGTCCTTGATTGTGCTATTACGACAGGCACTCCATCTAACGCAACTATTAATTTAGATTATAAAGTTAAGAATGTTGAGATGGTCCTACAAACTCTAACTATGCCTCAGGGATATACACAGAAACTATTGGGTATGATGTCATCGGGTGGTGCTATGAATTATGATTTCTTATCATTCACTAATTATAAATACTCTCAACTGAAAGGTGATAGAGTTATGAATATGAGACTTCCGCTCAATCAAACGAAGGCAAAATCGGTTCTCTGTATTCCAACTGATAGTTCAGTCTATACCGCTCAGCAAGTGATTGCTGGTGAAAATACCACGGGGACCTATCAATTCCCTGCTGAAGATGAATACCCAACCGCAGACGCACCTGATAATCTTACTTATTTAGAAACTATAGATGATTGTGATAGAGGTTGTGTTAGTAATCGCTCTGGATTAACTGGTATATGTGATGAATGCACTGATTATCAATTCTTCTATAACGGACAACTCAATCCATCAAGACCCGTAGGAACAGATAAGATTGCTCGTCGTGTGGGGGTCCAACAGCAACCGCTCGTGGAAGGCGAGAAAGCACTTGCAATGGCAGGAATACAACCACTATCATTTATGAAGTTTAGGGAGAACTTCTTTATAGGTCGCGCACTCGCACTTCAGCAAGGTGTCTATAATACTGCTGGAAGAGACTTTAACTTACAAGTGAATTATCAAGGTAGTCGGGAACCTAAGAAGAATAAACTATGGAATAACTATGTCGCTCATATTCGCCGAATTGTGGTTCAGGGAGATAGTGTAGTCGTTCAGATTTAATCACGAAGTATCGGTGCCAGGGTATCCATAGCGAAATTAACCATTATAAATAAAAATAAATATTAATATGAATATATCGCTATTTCTCCTCGGGTAGGGGTGGCGACCCCCGATTAGTCTGGACTTCTTTTTTTAATAATTTTATTTTTTCTCAGCAATTTTTATATTTTATTAAGTATAAATATGAGCGTCCCAACAACTAATCTTCACATAACTCCAAGTAATGTATTATCTTCAGGTAAGATATCTTATAAATCAGGTAATCCAGTGATACAATTTATTATTGGCGAACAGAGTAGAGGTCTTCTCGGTCAGTCTTTAAGATTTACTGGTGATTTTAGACTTTTTAAGAACTCCGCGGAAGCAGTTAATGATACAACTTTAAGTCTTGACCCTCGCCTTGGTGCTTATTCTTTAATAGACCAACTTGTTATTAAATCTCAGAAGACACACGCTGTCATAGAACATATAAGGCATTATTCTCGTATGATGGCATCCTTCATTCCATTTACCAGCAATGAAGCGGATGGTCTCGGGCATATGTCTCAGACTGCTTTGACTATGCCTAATGCTGGATTGATGAAGAACTCTGTTGCTAAATTAAAGAGTGGTAAGAAGACTGGAAATCATTTCTGTATGCATCTACCTTGTGGTCTGTTTAACGGAACTCAGGCAATTCCTCTTGATACAACTGGTGGTCTATTAATAGAAATACATTTAGCACCCGATGGTAATGTAATCTTTGATGAAGGTGGCGACCAAGATACGAATGCTACTACATTCTATGAATTAAGTAATGTATTCCTCTGTGCTGAGGCGACCGAAGTATCAAGTCCTCCTGGTCCAGGAACCTTTGAGTATAACTCTGTATCAAGTTATTTCACATCATTTAATTCTACTCAGGCAATTATTAATTTTAATTTAGGATTAAACAATGTATTAAGTGTATTTGGTAATGTTATTCCAGCATCTTATATTAATTCACTGAAACATTTAGGGACTGCTACTCCGTATCCAGTTAATTCAGATAATAAACCTGCCACAATTACTCAGGCAATTTTCACTCGTGGAGGTGAAAAGTTCCCATTAGAGTTTAATATTGATACAATCCAGAAAGGAGATGAAACGCACAACGACCAACATTCTTATGATAGTCAGTTAATCCAAGAAGGTATGTCTGCTGTCAGGAAGTTCGCTAATATGAGTAGAACTATGATATCACCAGTTAATAGTTTTATTTCACCATCTATTACTACCACATCAGACGCCACAGAACTCGGTAAGATTGATGGAGGGTCTATGTTTATATTAGGAATGAATTATGATGCCATCTCTAATCAAGGAGTAAGTTTTGCCACACAGAACTTTGGTCTCAATCTTACGACTAATCTAACTACTGATAATCCACACGCACTTTTCTTGTTCGTTCATTCTAAGAATACACTTGTATTTGACGGACAGGGTGGGATGCAAGTGATGTCTTAAAAGTGTTTTTTTAATTTTATTGTTTTTTCTTCGCATTTTTTATATTTCTTTAAGTATAAATGAGCGCATCAACTAATCCGAATGAAAATCAAGCAAGTGATATGCCGATGGCATCTGCTGGCGGTCCGCAAGGCGGAGCAGGGGCAATCCCTGATTTAATGAAAATAGGTAGTATTCCAGTCAATACTGTGCAAGAGGTGGAAACAGCGATTTTAGAACCTGTCGTAAAGAGTAATACTTTCTGTCGTTTTGTATTACCTAATAAAGGTCTTTTACATTCTCATTCTAAGATTGAGATTGGATTAAAGAACACTACAGAAAATGCTATCTTACCTATTAATGTAGGGGCATATTCTTTTATTCAGCGTGTAGCATTAAAGATTGGTAATCAGACTATTTCAGAAGTAGATGATTTCGCCCATTATTATGGTTATCGTTCTTTGTTTGTATCTAATGAGAATATGAAAGAAAGAGAACAGATGACTACAGGTAGATGTAATAGTTGGGGTTTTGCTTACACTGACAGAACAGCAACTGCTAATGATGGCGCTGGGACCCCTGCTGCAATATTATCTGGCGGTGGTGAAAGTGATAGTGTTGCTACGGGTATTTCTCTTGATAATGGCAGAGATGCTGATTTAAGTGTTGCTGGTCGTGTAGATACGACTGCTAAATATTCACCTAATAGTTGGTCTCTTACGAAACAAGGTTCTGCCCAAGATACTAATTTATATCAGTTAAGTCTTGCGGAGTTAGTCCCATTCCTTCGTCATAATCAATTACCTCTGTATATGATTAAAGAACAAGTGTCCTTAGAACTTACATTCAGTTGGAGAGGTGATGCTAACCAACCTACGGGTCGTGTAGTATCTACCAGTCTTAATGGAAGTTATGATATTGATGAAGAAAAACTCCGTATGATTTCAGACCATATCTTTTATCCTCAGGAACTTATGCTCCAATACGCTCAGGCGAATAGTGTATTAAACTTCACATATGCTGATTACAGACTTTCTAAATACTCTGTTGCCCGAGCAGACGCACAATCTCAGATGATTAGAAATGTTGGTGGTGCTGGTAGAGTTGTAAGTAAATTAATATGGGGTATGCAGAATGAAGGAAAAGGTGATGGCGGAGGTAAGAATGAAAAGAACTTACAGAATGCCTATCATAGTATTGCCCCTGCTCGCGATTATTCTGGCACTTTTGCTACGGATAAGAATGGTGATGCAGAGTTTAATATTAAATACAATGATAACTTTGAGTTCCCGATTGATGTTAAGAACCCTGCTCGGCATTTCCATAATGTAAATCAAGCAGAAGGTATGGTTCCTTTTATTAATAGGGAATTATACTCTCGCGAAGGTGAATGTCTATCTACCAGAGAATATTTTGATTTTAACCAATCTACCAATCTTTCTGGTCGTATGTTCTACCTCGCTCAGAAACTCACTAAACAAGAGCGTATTAATAGCAGAGGTATTGAGTTGTATTTTAAATATGATGACCTACCGAATAACTCTCCTGCTGGTTTCGGGACTGATTATGTTCAGAGGGTCTGGTTAGAAGTCTTAAGGACTGCTACTATTCAGAATGGATACACAGAGTGCTATTATGCCTAAACCGAAGGTATGCTGTGCTAACTATTCATATGTCTTAGTTGTTTTAAGTTTATTTTTATTATATCTATAATATAAATATAGATATGTCAGAACCCTATACGGATACAATTATCTTAGATTGTAATAGGAACTCATCAATAGAGGCGCAGAGTGGAAATAATGATAATCCAGCAATTTACACTTGTAAGCAAGGTCAAGGTGTGAAACTCAACCGAGGAGATAAAGTCTCTATTCATTCAGCATTTATTAATGAGATTGGTAATACAGATGGAACGATTGATGTGAAAGGTCAGTCCATTAAAGATACAAGAGGAATAGAGGTTAAATATACTCTTACAGAAACAATTGATAAATTACAATTCCCTATGGAATTAGATGATGTTTATTCGCAGAATACTCAGGCACCCTATGGCGCTGGTGCTGAGGCAACTAATTCACAGAAATGGGAATGGGGTGAGGTATCTGGTTCTAAAAAAAGACAGATATTACAACCATACGGACATCAACTCTGTGATTGTGTTAATGAAGAAAGAGAGTTTGTTATGAAAGATAATGAAATGAATATAGAAGTTAATTATTATAAGACAGCGAATGGTGAAAATTATTTTCATTTACCGAGAAGATTTGATTGTATGAAAGGAGTTCCTTGGGTTATTGGTAGAAGCAATGATGATGTAGCGAATGTTCCTACTACAATCCCTAAGACACCTGTGATATCTAAAAGACAAGATAACGAACAATCATTAAATTGGGCGTATTTCGGTATGCAATGGACTGGTGCGCCAGCGACCTATATGGTCCCAGGAACAGATGTGACTGCAGGAGACCCCAGTAGTGGAACAAATCCTACACGCCAATCTGGTGATTTACCTCTGGGAAAAGGGGACGGCGCTTGGAATGGTATGCCCTTGAGAGATGTAAGATTAGAAAGTCAGTGTGAAGATGATTGGGATTTCTATGAGTTAGGTGAAACTGCTAAAATGGGGAAACTCTCTACGGGAGACGACCCTGCTGGAAGTTTAGGAGTTTCTAAGTGGTTAAATATTCTTGGAACCTCTCGCAGACATAAATATAGAAATGATAACTCCCGATATATGATATTTAAGAAAGAAAGAACTTTTTTCACTCACGCTCCAACTTATACTCAATTTCTTAGTAATTCACAATTAGCAGATGTTATTAATCCAACTAATTTAACGGGTTCTACGACTAATGATTTCGTATCTTATAATAGTGATGGGACTGGAGGTCATACACAATTCACAACCACAGATGATGCTAAGTTTAATCATACTTATTATCATAATATAAGAGACCCAGCAATTACAGGTAATTGGATACCATATAGCGAAATTAAAAATGTAAAGATAGAACCAGGTTTTAAATCTCCTGAGGATATCGCAGAGGAAATTAGTAGAAGTTTAAATAGAACTACTAATGAAACAGAAGTCTATGCCAGAGTTGGAGAGCGAGGCACTCAGCAACCTCATATAGACGCATTCGTCCCTGGTGCGCGACATCAAAAGATGGGAGTGAAGAAGGATGGAGAGATATTTAAGACATTTTATTCTACTAATCATAAACATTTTAGTAGTGATAATGCGAAACAATATTTCACTGAAGATGCTGGGACGACCGCTGAATATCCAGAGAAGAAACCAGAAAATGTTAAATATATGAGTGCTTATCATTATATTGGTGTTAAGCGTCCTAATCTATGGATTACTGGAAGAGAGTTCTTCAGGCAAGCAAATGGAGTATTACCCATACCAGGTAATACTTGGGGTGAAACAGGCGAGTTCGGTATTAATAAAGATTTACCATTAGCAAGGAAACCTGCCTCCAACAGAAAAGATGTGCCATTTATTACTAATATCCCTTGGAAGTTTAGACACCAATTAATGGCGTTTATTAAGGCACAAGGAGAATATCCAGAGTTATTTAATTATTCATATAGTAATATTAAGAAGACAGGTTCTATCTTTGCGAATGATGATGATGTAAAGAAGGATACATTCCAGATGGGTAATTTTCACACAGGCAAGAGATTAGCAGGATACATTCATCTCTCTGTAATTAAGACAGACCATCCTATTAATTTAGATACGAATGGTAAATATAAATCTTCTTATAGAACCTTAGGAGATGATGGATATGCACAGGGAAAAACCACCGATTATAATGTAAGAGTGAATGCGGGAGAAGAGAATTACTCAGGACAGACCTTATTACAGGATAATCCGCCTTGGGATGGCGGAGTGACGGATAGTGGCGGGAGAGTGGGTCATTTTCCTTATTATGATTTATCGTCAGTCCCTCTTTGGTTTTATTTAGACCAGAGTAGAATTGATGAAGATAGTGGTGGTAATCGTTTAGATTGTCCTTATGATAATTTATGTTTCGGTTGTATGAAGAAATATAATCCCAAGAGAGATGATAATGTAGGAGAGGATATTGATTATATTGCTTTTGATGTAGAGACCATCGGTGGATATCCCGACCATCTCTTTCGTAGGTATGCAAATCCAACAGATAATACACTTACTGAGGTCTTAGATTATCGTAATTATTGTGGTTATGATAGGCATTTTTCTGCTTACGGAACTAAATGTGTTATGTTATACTCTGGGACATTATCAGGGACACAACCCGACTTATCTCCTGGTATGACTAAATTAATGAGTAGGTCTAATACCCAATTTCAGTATATGAGCGCACCTGCAGCTATGAATATCCCAGATGGTTATGATGCTAAAACTATTGTTCCATCAGTGGGGTCATTAGACCCTCCTGGAAGTGATAACGAAGTATATACAACAGGTTCCACGAAGGTTGAGTTAGAAAATACATATCAGCATAATTTAAGTAGTTATCTTGGCGCTAACTCTTTCCAATTAACTTATGATGGAGATACTGAAAAGAGATTTGCTTTCAGTAATTTACATACACCTGAATATATCGGTAATAATTTTAATGCTGGCAGTTCAGCAACAGACCCAATCACCGCAGATGCGAATAATATAGTTTATAAGATAAATAAGAGATTATCAGGTGCTAATTATTCTCCTGAGATGCAACCTTATCATACCGATATCACGACTACCGAAACTGATAAAGAGAATGTTAAAGTAAAAATATCTCTTAGTAATTTTAATTTAGGTCAGTGGGATAGTATTTATGATAGTAGTTCTGGTTGCGTATTTAAGTTTAGTAGTCTTGATAATGCGACTACATTAAGGAAACATTGGCATAAGTGTCTGTGGGGTTTGTTAGGTTTTTCATATAATCAATTACATAATGATTATAGTTTAGATGATGAAAAATATATTAATATAAAAGATAGATTACATTTTAATAGCAGATTAACACCAGATGATACAAGTAATACTCCTTTTGTCTTAACTAATGCTGAAATTAAGAGTGGTGATAGTTCTTTATTAAGAAGTAATTTATATGGCGCTCCTCTTTTTACACAACAGACCGCGACGACAGGACCAGTGTATTCAGGTCAATTACATATTGCTGAGAAGGTAGATAGTGCTTTTGGAATAACACTCTCTAATCCAGCAGTAAGTATCACAGCAACTTCTCTTTCTGTGAAAGCAGACAGACAACCTACGAAGATGTCTAAACCTTATTATTTATTAAAATCTAATATCATTAGTAATACAGATTATATTGGGAACGGACATAATGGTGAGAGCGGACAGAACCTTCCTATCATAGGTGTAGTTAATAAAGAAAATGGATTTGGTGATTATTATTTCCAGACAGACCAGAAAGCAATATTTACTATTACTAATGATACAACTTTATCAGAAATTATCACAAGTATTCACGACCCAGATATGTCTTTGGCAAGGGTTGATAAGAACTCTGCTGTTTTATATTTAATACAGAAACAGAACAACAACAATTTAAATCTTATACCGCAGATGATACAACAGAAACAATTAAATCCTCAGCAATTAATGAACCCAATAATGACTGAAGCAGAGTTTAATTTATTATTTGATACTATGATATCAACTCCTTCTGTCGCAGAAGCAGAAAGAATAGGTTTCTCATTAGCACATTCTTTACAGAGTGGATTGACTGAACCAATTGACGAACAGAGAAGAAGAGGATTAGAAAGTTTCCTTGGATTAATAACTGGTGAAACGCCAGCAACTATCATAGGTCAAGAACCACAACCTGTTCCTATACAGGGTATGACAGAAGATATAATAAAACAAGTAGAAGAAGAAGGCGCTATGACAAGAGCAAAAGCAAGACAATTAGCACAGGCAAGACAAGAGATTATGCGCGCTCAACTCGGATTACAGAGAAGATTTATTAGTTCAGCAAGTAGAGAAGGTCAAAACCATACAGAACCACAATTACCGACAGATTTAAGAGGATTAGATTTAGATGTTGGATTAGAAAGGCAAGCGTCGGTGAGAACCAATACATCAACAATCGCAACTGCTCCAAGCGACCCAGATACGAGTGCCACCCCTGACACCCCTGAAACATCCGAAAATCCATAGCGTAATTAATTTATTTTTATAATGATGTATTTTCGCTATGGTAGGGGTGGCGACCCAGATTAATCGTCGCTCTCATCAACAACCTCAAAATCATCATCAGAGGAGTGGTCGGAGAGTTCTGGTTCTATATTAGGTTCCAGAGTAAATAGTTCTGGTTTATCTAATCCTTTATTATTAATACGAATATTAGCAAGTTTAATAATATAATTAAATACATCTTTCTGATTTTCATTCTTTAATGATTTTTTTATTTCTTTAACTTCTATGACATTATTTAAATCCAGAGGTTCCATTGTATTAATAGATTGTAGAAAATAAATAGATTGTTTTTCCACGCAACCTGTTTTGCACAAATGCCCGCTAATCCAGGTGCATATGCAATAACTACGCATCCAATCAAAAAATCAGAAAAGCAAAAAAAAAGTCTAACAATGTCCTCTATGAAGAACCTGATTACCGAAGAAGAGATGAAGGGAGGCGCGACTGCTTCTTTCACCCGTCTCTGTATTACCACGGGGCGCGACTGCTTCGGTGAGGCGAAACTCTCCAAGAAGTTTGATGTCTGGCGTGAGGTCCAGCAGAAGACCAACCCTCAATACACGATTGACGATGAGATTGCCTACCTCTTGGGAGAAGCATACAGCGGAGAACTTGCCAAGGCAGTCTTTGATGAACT